CAGAACGAGGGCATCGTGAAGATCACTCACGACGGCTCCGCGTTCGTGGCGACGTAAGGAGATCAGCACATGGCTTACGACAAGGACAACCTGGCCCTCATCGCTGAGGGCGTGGGCGGTGAAGGCACTGTTCGCCTGTGGTCTTATCGTTCGACGGACGATGCGGCCACGGTCGACGGTGCCAACTACATCACGAATGGCGGCTCCATGGGGCTGAAGGTCGGCGACCTCGTATTCGTCACCGACACCGACGCCTCGCCGCCGATCACGACGATGCATCAGGTCAGCGCCACCGGCAACGGCACGACTGACCTGAACAACCTGACCACGATCACGCAGACCGACTCGGACTGATCCGTATCGCGGCTTCGGCTGCGGTGCGCCTCCACCCGGTCGAGGGGGCTGGCCTTTGCGCTGGCCCCCGAACCGGTCTCCCCAAACACTATGAGGCAACGACATGAACCTGATGAATTCCGGGAAGACGCTTCCCGCGACAGCCCTTGGCACGCACGGCGCGGAATACACGCGCACCTTGCGCCATCTCAATCTCGATCCCCAGTTTACGCTGGATGATGTTCTGACGCCTTCGTTCTGGGCGCACCACGCGCCGAAGCTGACGCGCGGCGATGTCATCGACGTACTGGCGGCCGATGACAGTTTCGACGTGACGCTTCGTGTCACCGGCGTTGGTCGCGGCTTCGCGACGATGCGCGTGCTGCGCAAATGGGTGAATGAGAACGCCGTCCCCGCGCAGGAGGAAGAGCCCGTCCCGGAGAACTACCGCGTCAAATGGGCTGGCCCCTCGGCAAAGTACCGCGTCCTCATGATCAACCCGAACATGATCGTCAGCGAGGGGCACGAAGACAAGGCCACGGCGATCGCAAAGGCCGCCGAACACGCCAAGCACGCCACGGCGGCAGCGGCGTGAGCAACGTGCTCAAGTTCGACCCGGTCGTAGTCGGTGAGGGCTTCCGCTTCGACCCGGATGTCATCCTTGAAGCGGCCAAAGGGCACGGACTCACCATGCTGGCGATCCTTGGTGAGTGCCCCGATGGCACGATCTACATCGCCGGGAGCGCCAATGCCGGCGAGACCCTTGTGCTGATGGAGCGCGCCAAGCACCAAATCGTCTTTGGGGATGACTGATGGCTGACCGCCTCTCCATCTATCGCGGCGCGCTCCAGCTTCTGGGGGCCGGCGAGATCGCAAACCTCACCGAAGACATCCCGGCAAAGCGCGCCCTCGATTACGCATGGGAGCCCGTGGTCAACTATGTGCTGAAGCGCGGCCTCTGGAACTTCGCCATCCGCACCGTCGAACTGGCGGTCGACGACGATGTGGAACCGCTGTTCGGCTACAGCCATGCGTTTTCCAAGCCTACGGACTGGGTCCGCACGGCCGGCATTGCCAATGAGCCGACATTCATGGCCGAGTTCGAACAGTACCGCGACGACAACGGCTACTGGTTCGCCGATGCCGACCCGCTCTATGTCCGCTATGTGTCGAGCGATCCCGCCTATGGCTGGAATGTGGGGGCATGGCCCCAGGATTTCGCCGAAGTCATCGAGGCCCGGCTGGCGTTCAAGGCCAACCTTCCGGTTTCGTCGGATCGCGGCAATCGCAATGACATGTTCCAGCTCTTCGAAAAGGCGCTGAAGGAGGCCAAGACGCTGGACGCCGTGGATGAAGCGGTCCAGCGCAGGAAGCCCGGTCGACTTGTCCAGTCCCGCTTTGGCAGCGGTCGCAACCGGTTCAACGGTTACTGAGCCTTGGGCAAGATATCGGTCCTGCACCACTCATTCGCGGTCGGTGTTCAGGACAAGAAGCACCTTGCCCGCGTCGATCTGGAGCGCATGCGGCTTGCTGCCGAGGAGCAGACCAACCTCCTGGCCATGACCACGGGCCCGGGCTTCATGCGGCCCGGCTTGGGCTACATCGGCACCACGGGCGCGAATGAGCCAGTCCTGCGCAAATTCGAGTTCTCCGCGACGGATGCGGCGCTGCTCGTCTTCACCAACCAACTCCTGACGCCCTACGTCAACGATATCCCGGTGGCGCGAAACGCGGTCTCGGCCACGGTCGCGGACGGCACGTTCACGACCGGCGCGGGCTGGACCCTGGCGCCCACGGCCGGCGCCACGGCGCTCATCACCGGCGGGAACCTCGTCCTTGCGGCGTCGGCGCGGGGCTCGAAAGCCATCGCACGGCAGACCGTCGCCGTCAGCCAGGTCGGCATCGAACATGCATTGCGCATCGTCGTGGAGCGCGGCCCGGTGACGCTGCGGGTCGGGTCTGCGTCGACCGGTGACGATCTGGTCGAGGAAACCGAACTGCGCACCGGCACGCATTCCATTGCCTTTACCCCGTCCGGCGCGAACTTCTACATCGAACTGAACTCGAGCCAGCGGGTTGCCCGCTATGTGAACTCCTGCGTCGTCGAAGGCGCGGGCGTGGTGACGCTTCCGACCCCTTGGCCGCTTGCCAGGCTTTCACGGCTTCGCTTGGCGCAATCGGCCGATGTGATCTTCGCGGCCTGCGTCGGCTACCAGCAAAGGCGTATCGAGCGGCGCTCGGCCCGGTCATGGTCCATCGTGCTCTACACCGCCGATGATGGGCCATTCACGGTCGGCCGCACCCGCAACGTCAAGCTGAAGTCCAGCGTCTACGAGGGCAACGGAACGCTGACTTCCGACACGCCGTTCTTCTCGCCGGGCCATGTCGGCGTCCTGTTCAAGCTGACGCATTCGGGCCAATCGAGCATCGTCCAGCTTGCCGCGGACAACGCGTTCACCGAGCCCTTCAAGGTAACCGGCGTCTCGGCCGCAAGCTTCACATACACCAACGATCGCGACTGGAACTGGCAGGTTTCCGGCACATGGGCGGGCACGCTGAAAGTGCTGCGCTCCTATGACGATGCGCAGTTCGGCTACAAGCCGTTTCGGCGCAACACGAGCAGCACGACGATCGACATCACCGCCAATGCCGGGCCCGAGACGAACGGCGACGAGGAAGACAACGCCGAGATCTGGTACAAGATCGGCTTTGAACCCGGCACCTATACGTCGGGCTCGGCCGTTGTCGCGACGAGCTATGACGGGGGCGGTGGCTACGGCATCTGCCGCGTCATCGCCTACAATTCGCCAACCGAAGTGGCGATCGACGTTCTTCGCCCCTTCACGAGCGTGGAATACAGCGAGGACTGGCAGGAAGGCGAGTGGTCCGCGCTGCGGGGATGGCCCTCTGCGGTCGCGTTTGCCGATGGCAGGCTGTTCTGGTCCGGCATGGACCGCCTCTGGGGCTCCGTCTCTGACGGGTATGAGAGCTTCGACGAAACGGTGGAAGGCGATTCCGGTCCGATCGCCCGATCCATCGCCACGGGCGGCGTCAATGACACGCATTGGCTGCTTGGCCTTCACCGACTGAACATCGGCACATCCGGCTCTGTCTCCGTGGCCAAGTCGTCATCGCTCGACGAGCCGCTTACCCCGACGAGCCTGTCGATCAGGGACAGCTCCACCACGGGCGTTGCCCCCATCGATCCGGTGAAGATGGACAGCTACGGCCTGTTCGTCGAGCGCTCCGGCAAGGCGATCATGGAATCCGTGTTCGATGCCGGCGGCGGCGACTATGTCACGACCGAGTTGTCGAAACTGACGACGGACATCTTCCGGGAGGGTGTCAAGGAACTCGCAATCCAGCGCCGCCCCGATACCCGGATTTGGGCCGTGCTCAATGACGGGTCGGCGGTCTGCATCGTCTATGATCCAAGCGACAAGGCCGGCGTCGTGGCGTTCATCCCGGTCGCCACCGACAGTTCGGGCCTGTTCAGGAGCGTGACGGTGCTGCCCGGCATTGATCAGGACCGGGTGTATTTCGGGATCAGGCGCACGCTTCCCGGCGGCGTGTCGCACTTCATCGAAAAGATGGCGCTCGACAGCGAGGCAAGGCCTGCCACGCTCTGCAAGGTCATGGATTCCTTCCTGGCAGGAACGATCATCCCCGGATCGCCGACAGTCTCGGTGCCGCATCTGGCCGGCATGCAGGTCGTCATGTGGATCAACGGGGCTCCGGTCGAAACCTCTCCGGGCGAGCCTACCCTGTTCACCGTATCGGGCGGCGGGCTTGTGACGCTGCCTCAGACCTATGCCACGCCGCAACCCTTCGTCTGCGGTCTTGCCTACCGGATGCGGTACAAGTCGGCACGCCTGGCCTATGGCGCCACGGGTGGGACGGCCATGCTGAAGAAGAAGAAGGTCAACGAACTCGGCCTGATCATGACCGATTTCACGCGCCACGGCATTCGCTACGGCGGTGAGTTCGACAACCCGAACCGGCCCCTGAACAGGCTGCCCAGCATCAACGCGCGCGGGACCGCTCCGGCAATCGTCCTTGGCGGCGTGCAGGACGAAGACCCGTTCATCTTCGACGGGCCATGGGACACGGATTCGCGCATCTGCCTTGAATGGTCATCGCCCTACACCTGCACGCTCATGGCGCTGACCGGTTCTATCGATACCTCCGGCTGATGCTCTCCATCATACCTGTCGGCGGGGCCCAGATCGAAGAGACGTTCGGCTGCACCGTCGACATGCCGGTGCATTCGTTCCTCGGGATCGATGACGGGCGTGTCGTGGGGGCCGGCGGGCTGGCCTGGGGCGGGGGGCGGTGCTTCCTGTTCCTCCGCGTCGAAGAGCCTGACCCGAAATACGCACTGCCGGTGATCCGACAGGCAAAGAAGCTTCTGAAGGTCGCGAGACAGCTTGGCGAGCATGCCGTCTATGCGCCTCGGGACGCATCCTTCCCGACATCCACGAAACTGCTTTCGCTTCTGGGCTTCGCCTATTCCGGCATGGAACCGGGCGATGACGGACAAGAAGAAGAGGTCTGGCGAATATGGCTTGGCTAGGGGCGATCGGATCAATCATCGGTGCCGTGGGAGGTATCGCGGCGGGCGCGGCCGAAAAGCGCAATGCCGACTTCGAAGCCAAGCAGATGGAGATGAAGGGCAAGGAGGAATTTGCCGCATCCCAGCGCGACGCGGCGGCCAAGCGCCGGGAAGGTCTTTTGATCAACAGCCGGGCCCAGGCCATCGCTGCGGCCTCCGGCGCGGGCGCCGGGGCCGATGCGCCGACCATCGTCAAGCTGATGAGCGATACCGCGTCTCAAGCCGACTACAACGCCCGCACCTCGATCTATGGCGGGCTTGAGCGCAAGGCGGGGCTGTTCGACAGCGCCAAGGGCCGCAGGGCGCAGGGCAGGGCCTCTCTCCTCGGTTCCGTCATTGGCGGAATTGGCGGGGCGGCCAAGGGCATCAGCGGAGCGTTCGGCTAGTGGCCCGCCTTCCCACGCGCGACGACCTGTCAGGGCCGGCCTCGATGCGCAGCGGCCGCGCCATCGCCAGCTATGACACCTCGGCTATCGGCCGGGGCATTCAGAGCCTTGGCGGGGATCTTCAGGACATCAGCCGGGACCGTGTCGCCAAGAGCAATGCGGTGGATATCTCGCGCGCCGAAGCGCAGTTGGACGAGCAGCTTCTGGCAACCCGTCGCGCCTTCAACAACGATCCAGACTATTCGACGTTCGAGCAGCGCGCACCAGCGGCTACGAACAAGATCGTAGCGGATACAGCCAATCTCATCCGCGACCCGGCCATGCGCGAGAGGTGGCGCAACAACGCCAGGAGCGCGGCCAATCGTTCGAACTATGCGATCCTCGAACGCGGCGACAAGCTCAGGGAGGCCGAGCAGATCGTTGCCGTCGACGATGCGCTCGAAGCCAATCGGCGCATCTATGTCGACCCGGAGACATCGGACGCTGAAAAGGCCAAGGCTCGAGCTGACATAGAGGGCACGATCGGCATGAGCCGACAAACCGGCCTGTTCAACCCGATTGAGGCGGATGCAAGGCGCAAGAAATTCATCGAAGACGCCAATGTCTCTCGGGGCAAGCTCGACCCGACAATCGTTCGGCCTCACGGTCCAGTTGGCAGTATCGTGGTTTCGAAGGCCAAGCAGTACGGCGTCGATCCGCGTATTGCGCTCGGCATCGCGCATATCGAGAGTGGGCTGAATCCGAACGCGCGAGCCACGACGTCATCCGCCGGCGGGATATTCCAGTTCATTGATGGCACGGCCCGGCAGTACGGACTTGAGAACAAGTTCGATCCTGTTCAGAACGCCGACGCCGGCGCGCGCTTCACGCGCGACAACATCGCATTCCTGCGCAAGAGCCTGGGACGCGACCCGTCCGCTGGCGAAGTGTATCTCGCGCATTTCTCAGGGGCCGCTCGCGCCGAAAGCCTTGGCGCTGCACCCGCAAATACGCCCACGACTGAAATCTACACTGCGGCTGAAA